TTACCAGCAACTTCATATGCTCTAGGACTATCTGATTCCTGAGCAAGTTCTAATATTCCATCAACTGCTTCCTGTCCCTTCTCTATCAGTGAATACAAATTGCCACGAGTATACTCATAGTCCTTAGTAATCTGCTCGACCATAGCAGGTTTAACGACTTCTGTCTTTTCTTTAGGTACAATGGATGTGTTAACATCGAGGGCATCCTCAATGCCATCATACATCTTCATCGTTTCCTGTGACTGGATCTCTGGCTTTTGCATCAGTAAATTCACTGTAAATTTCATTGAATCCGAAGTTATCATCAGCCTCAGCAGTAATAGGATCTGGAGTGACTGTGTATCTAACTTCACGAGCAGCAGTTGTATCGACCTTGAGATGGGTGTCAACGATTGCTTTCTTGATAAGCTTATCAGTCGTGTCAGTGACAGGACCATATAGATAAGTCTTAGCGGTGAATGACAACGTGTAGATTAATGTTCTACGTGTTGTGTAGTCACCTTCATAATCATCCTCATAATTAACTGAGTTAAGTGTGATAGGAAAATCTTTTTTCTCACCAATAGCATCTACCAAGTTAACTGTGATGCTAAACATTGGTTGGAAGAATGGAAGTATCTGCTCAAGAATCTGCAGACCATCGTCTTGATTCTTAGATAGTATTGCTAACTCAAAGTCAACGTTATAAGGTACAGGCATAAATGATTTTCTAGTCTTATCATCTGTACCTACGTGTCTAATTATCTGAGTAGGAGACACCTTCCTTGCAGCATCATAAGAGAATCCTGAGATCTCAAATGATATACGTGGTAGAGTAATTTGAACTTGTTTTTGATCAGCAGTACCTGCTTGTGCTAAACGTGCTAAGAATTTATCCTTTGGACCATATGCCAAAGGTACCTTCATAACTTCAGTCTTAGATCCTGAAGTACGTTTCAATTCAATGTTATTGAAGATAGTACCGAATGCGATAACAGTCTTCCTAAAGATTTCGTTGTATGAGTATGTTCCTAACATTAGTTGCTCTGCCCGAATTCACCGAATGGATTACCCTGAGTAAAGTCAAGGATACCATCAGCTTGAGTCTCAAAGAATTGATTTTGATCAAACTCAGAGTTAGTATTATTTAGGGTATTATAGCTAGCAGTAGTCCAAGCAGCACCAGATGTCTGTCCAGTAACTGTTTCTGGGATAGTAAAGATACCCGATCTATTGTATATCTGAAGCTGTCTACTGGTTGCATCCCAAGACTTAACTTCAGCAGTTACATTAGATGTACCACCTGCAATCTGTTCACCTACAGTAAAGGTACCAGTACCACCTGTAGTGAAGTTGAGTGTGACAGTAGTAGCAAAGTTCCTCTCCACTTTGTCGATAGCCTCGACACCTGTATCGAAGTCCTCGTCGCTGTACTCGTATAGTTCACACTTCAGACCCCAAGTATGGATTTTACCCAACTGGAAGAAGGGTACTTCATACTCAACGTATTGTATTTGAAATAACTTGCTTGCTAGAGGGAAGTAAACCAGATCTCCTTCATTAGGTCTACCCTCTACTATGAGTGTTGTATTATCATCAACTAGTTCTGTGAACCTATCTCGTGAGATAATAAAATTAACTTGATCAGATATTCTTACACCAAACTTACTGTATAGATCTCCATCTCCACCAAATCCTTGAACGTTTTCTAAGTATGCTTCTATCAAATAAGCATCATCAAACTTAGATAATGAGTCCTCACCAAAAGCAGGATCCTCATCAACTATGACACGTGGGATGTAATATACATCCGTACCAAACATTTTGATCTGTTCTTTTACTAGGTCACCAACGAGGTTCTGTTCCCCCGTAGTTCCCATTGTGAAGTAGGAGTTAGTAGCCATTAGCCGATCATATCCATTGGTGGTTCTTCATAAGTAAGTCTCAACTGTTCTTCCAGTCTTTCTAGTTCCTCTACTGCATCACTATAGATCTTCTCACCATTAAGAGTAACTCCACCTGGAAGTTGAACATTCTGGAACTTAGACATATTCTGTCCCCACTGCTTCTTAATCATAGAAGTTGCATAATCTTTCACCCAAAGTACATTATAAATTTTAGTCCAATTGGTTGGATCAATAGCACTCACACATTCCATAACAACATATTCACCCTCTCTAACATCAGTCAGAGTATCCATATCAATAAAGAGTTTACCATTAGAGGCATTAAACCTAGTTGGTTTCATACCCTCTAGTAAAAAATTGATTGTTTGTAGGTGTGTCTGAATCATATAATAATGATGGAACTGTGTTGATGTAAAATCAAACAGATCATTCAAACGTAACTGATACCTAATATCAAACATATTAGCAGTACCTTTATCTTGGAAAGTAAAGATACCATTGACTGCTCTGATATGATCAGGCATTATCAAATAATTACTTTGAGTCTTAAATACAGTTCCTGTACTACCAGCTTGTAATGTATCAGTACCAGTTTCAGAAGCATCTGCTTGGAATCTTGTGATATCTTCAGCAGTAAACTGATGTTTCATATACATCTTCTCTTGACCACCAAAGTGAAACTCTTGGAATTTCTCAATGGTATAATCTAGAGCATCATCAGCTTGGTCATCGGAAATATTAATTTCCAACACAGGCTTACCCAATCTACGTAGGGCGTACTCCTTGAGAGTTGCTTTTGAATTTGGTTGTGCCATTTAATTATCTTGATAGAGCAGCGAGTGCAGCCTTAAGTTGTGCAACGGTTGTTATAGAAGCATCATTACCAATAGCATTCAATTCAGTGTAGATACTATCAATGTCAGTATCATTGGTTCCTGCCTGTGTACCCTGAGCAGCGGTAGCAAACGCTCCAGATGCCTGAGTAGCAGCAGTGCCTAATCCAAGGGTTGTCCTTGCAGTAGCAGCATCAGCATCATCGATCAGAGTGCCACCAAATGTACTTACAGCAGAAGCAGCAAGAGCATTGTCAGCGGTTGTACCCTGTGCAGCAGTAGCAAAGGCACTAGTTGCAGATGTAGCAGCAGATCCGAGTCCGAGTGTTGACCTCGCAGCAGCAGCGTCAGCATCATCAACAAGTGTTAGACCGAAAGCACTAACAGCAGACGCAGCGAGTGCGTTGTCAGCAGTAGTACCTTGAGCAGCAGTAGCGAATGCTCCAGAAGCAGCAGTAGCAGCAGTACCAAGTCCAAGTGTGGTTCTGGCAGTAGCAGCGTCTGCGTCATCTACGAGAGTTGCACCAAATGCACTAACAGCAGAAGATGCAAGTTTTGTTTCTACCTCAGTCTCAAGATCTTGTAATGCACCCTTAACATCTTCATTGTCAGCAATGGTGCTACCAGTGAAGGTGCCAAGGTTATCAGATGCAGCAGCAACACCACTCAATGTGATGAGGTGATCTACATCTAAGTCTGCCTTAGAAGACTTGGTTATACTGAATACACCAGTACTTGAGTTATAATTAAGATCTCCACCAGCAGAAACGTGTCCACGAGTTCTTGCAGCAGTAGTAAAGAGGTTAGTAGAACCTTCTGTAATGCTGTCAGAATTAATATCTGCTTGAGTAACAGATAGTTCACCACCAGCAGATAACTCAATACCTGTACCATACGTAAAGTGTGTACGTGTCCTAGCAGCAGTTGTGAAGAGGTTAGTAGAACCTTCAGTCACATTATCAGTATCAATATCTGCCTGAGTGACGGATAGTTGTCCACCACCAGACAACTCAATACCCGTTCCGTAGGTAAAGTGTGTCCTTGTACGAGCAGCAGTGGTGAACAGATTAGTGCTACCTTCAGTTACGTTATCAGTATCATACTCACTAAAGTCGAGAGCTAATGTATAACTGTTAGCAGCATCATCATAAGTCTTTTGGATACCTGTACCAGCGGTAAACAAGTTATTAACTCTGTCATCTACACGCTCATCAGTGAAGTAAAGATTAGTAGAACCTTCTGTTAATGCATCAGTATCGTGGTTAGCAATACTACCAACCTGTGACTGACCATAAGTAATGGTTCCAGTAATGTTCATATTACCTTGAACTTCAAAGTTCGTGGTAGATAGGAAGTTACTTACAGATAGAGTGTTAGAGAATGGGTTGTAGGTAAGGTTAGCAGAGTCAGTGTATACTCCAGCGTTACCAGTGTTCGCACCCATAAATGCAGGGTAGAACAGAGTGTTGTTATTAGTGTTAGTAACGTTAACCTGAGTTGCAGTATCAGCATTACCTGTTAAGTCACCAGTTACATCACCAGTGATCTGACCTGTAACTCCTAGTGTTCCACCAAAGGTTACTGCGTCATCTACGTTCAGTGTTCCCTTGATATCTGTGTTACCAGATGCAGCAGTGATAGATGCTTTAACACCACCAGCACCACCAACAGAGAAGTTACCACCAACGTATGCTTTCTTAGCAACTGACAAACCACCATCAGTGGAGACAGATGCAGCAGCATCGTTATAGGCAG